TAAAGTAATTCGTTGTGTACTTAACCCCTTCAAGCCTGCACGTATTCCGTACTACGCTGTACCCTTCGAGCACAACCCCTACAGCTTCTTTGGTGTTGGTATCGCAGAGAACATGGACGATACGCAGACGCTGATGAACGGCTTCATGCGCATGGCTGTTGACAATGCTGTGCTATCTGGTAATCTATTGATTGAGATTGATGAGACCAACCTTGTACCGGGGCAAGATATGTCTGTATATCCGGGTAAGGTGTTCCGCAGACAGGGTGGTGCTCCGGGTCAAGCTATCTTTGGTACCAAGTTCCCGAATGTAGCACAAGAGAACATGCAGTTGTTTGATAAGGCACGTGTTCTTGCTGATGAGTCTACTGGCTTCCCTAGCTTTGCTCATGGCCAAACTGGTGTATCTGGGGTGGGTCGTACAGCTTCTGGTATTAGTATGCTCATGTCTGCTGCTAATGGTAGCATTCGTACAGTGGTTAAGAACATTGATGATTACCTGCTGTCGCCACTAGGACGTTCCTTCTTTGCCTTCAACATGCAGTTTGACTTTGATCCCGACATTCGTGGTGATCTTGAAGTACGTGCTAACGGTACAGAAAGCCTGATGGCTAATGAAGTACGTAGTCAGCGCCTCATGCAGTTCTTGCAGGTAGCCTCTAACCCCATGCTGGCACCCTTCGCTAAGATGGACTACATCATCCGTGAGATTGCTAAGAGTATGGACCTTGATCCTGATAAGGTAACGAACTCCATGCAGGACGCTGCTATCCAAGCTGAAATCATGAAAGGCTTCCAGCAGCCTCAGCAAGCCCCACAGGGCGCTCCTATGGCTGGGCCTGAGGGTGAGGCACCCGCACCTGCAGGAGCCACTCCTATGGATAGCACAGGCGCTGGTGGAGGTACTATCGGTACAGGCATAGCACCGACACCGGGTGAGCAGGGGTTTAGTGGTAATGTCGCTTAAGGCTTTCGTAAACAATAAGCCCCAGTGGGATGACTTTTGTGAGATGCTTGATGAAGAGATTAGCATGTATCACAAGAGGCTTGAACAGAGCAACAGTGATCTGGAACTCTATAGAACACAGGGCTGTATTCAAGCCCTACGCAAACTGAAGTATCTGAGGGACAAAGTTAATGGACAAGGATAAGCAGATGGAGTTCCTCTTTGAGGAAGGCGGTATCGCTGATGACGGTATGAACCGTGATCCTATTAGCGGTAATGAAGTCCCTCCGGGTTCACTTGCTGAAGAGGTGCGTGACGATATTCCTGCTGCCTTGAGTGAGGGTGAGTACGTTGTACCTGCTGATGTCGTGCGATACTATGGTGTTAAGTTCTTTGAAGACCTAAGGGGTGAAGCAAAGCAGGGTCTAGGTCAGATGGAAGAGGATGGTCGTATTGGTGGTGAACCCATTGATATGCAAGAAGAGCTTAGTCCTGAAGAAGAAGCTGAACTACAGGCCATGATTGGTATGGCTGTTGGTGGTATGGTTACAGAACAGCCTACACAAGCAACTAATCCCTACATGACACAGGCTGATCTGTATCGTGCTCCTGCACCTGTAGCTGTTGGTAATACTGGTTATGCTGAAGGTGGGGCTGTTACTGAGGCAGATACACAAGTACAGTTTGACCCTTCACAGTTTCAAGCAGGCTTTAGTTTTGCTAGACCTGCACCCCGACCTGAAGCAACTACAGTTATCTTGTATGGCCCCAATGGCGATATAAAAAATGTCTTGTTTCCTAGTGAAGAGTATAATAGACTTATTGCAGATGGCTACACTACACAGCAAGGTAAAGCTGAAGTAACCCCAGAAGTATCACCAGAAGTTACAGGTGAAGGCGGCAACGGGGGTGGTTACACTACATTCTCTGGTGGACAACCTCGTGATCTATCTGAGCTAAGTGTTGAAGAACTGCAGTCTAACCTCAGTGGTCTAGATACAATGAACCGCATTGGTGGTGCGTTGGCTATTGCAGTTAACCCCATGTTTGGTCTTGCTGCACGTGCTGCTCTTTCTGCTAACAGAAATAATCTCGTAGAAGAGCTTACTAGACGTGGCGTAGATATGAGCGACTATCGTGAAGATAAGGGTCGTGATCTTTATGGCGGCGGTATTAGCATGTATGATGGCTTGCAGGATCAACCCGGTAGCCGTTCTGGTGTAGACTTTGGTGACACATGGCTTGGAGATGCACTAGGCTTTGATGGTAAGCTTGGCGTACAGGGGCCGGGTCTCAAGGAATCTAGAGAGGGTGCACGTAGAGACTTTGATAGTGGTTCTACTCCTGCTGCACCTAGTGGCTCTAATAATAATAATAATCAAGGTGGCAGTGACGATAATAATGAAGCTGCTGCCGCACAACAAGCCGCTGCAGCAAGAACATCAGTTGCAGCAGAGAAAGCAAAAGCGGAAGCCCAGCTATCTGACATTGAAAGTGGGCGCAACACTACTGGTCGTGTAGGTTTTACTGAGGGCGGTTTTGTCTCTCGGCGTAACAAGAAGAACAAAAAGTAACTACAACTATAATAACTATAAGGCTACCCAGCAATAACGCTGGCCCCAACATAAAGGATACACAACTATGACTGAAGCACTTGCAGCAACTGACTCTGCTTCCCATGCTCGTAATGCAGCACGGGTACAACGTGAAGAGGCAGAACTTAGAGCTTTGATGGAGCAACATCTTGACAGTGAGAAAGCACAAGAGGAAGACCAAGAAGAGGCAACTCCCGTTAACCGTGCAGATAAGATTGATGCTATTGAAGCTGAAGCAAAAGAAGATGTAACTCTTAGCAAAGAAGAAGAGTCCTTCAAGAAGCGCTACGGTGATCTGCGTCGTCATATGCAGGACAAGGAGCAAGAGTATAAAGTTAAGTTCGAGCAGCTACAGCAACAGCTAGATAAAGCAGCTAAGAATGAACTTGTACTACCTAAGGGTGAAGCTGACATTGCTGCATGGGCAAAGAAGTATCCTGATGTTGCAGCTATTGTAGAGGCTATTGCTGACAAGAAAGCAGCAGAGCGTTCTACTGATCTGGATAATCGCCTTAAAGAAATTGAAGACATGCGCACTCAAGCGAAGAAGGATAAAGCTGAGGCAGAGCTTATGAGCCTGCACCCTGACTTTACACAGATTCGTTCTGATGATGCGTTCCACGATTGGGCTGAGTCACAGCCTAAGTGGGTACAAGATGCACTCTACGAAAACGTAGACGATGCTAAGTCAGTCGCTCGTGTGATTGACCTCTACAAAGCGGATATGGGTATTACCAAGCAGAAGACTACCTCCAGCGACAAAGCTGCAGCCTCTTCTGTCAATGCTCGTACTCGCAACACTCCTGAGGCGGATGATAGCAAAGCATTCTTCCGTGAGTCTCAGGTTAACAAAATGTCTACTAAAGAATACGAAAAGAATGCTGACGCAATCATGGACGCTATTCGCAGTGGCAAGTTTGTGTATGATGTATCAGGTAGAAAATAGTACTTGACACGCCTGTCTACATCAGTATAACTATACACATACATGATTCAACTACAAACTTGTTGAATATGTGTGTCTTAAAAAGACAAAGCCGCAAAGAACTACCCACATGTTCAGGCCCAGCGCTACGAAGTCGGCCAACCTAGTAGCAACGCTGACCACCCTGATACTACTGGCCTCTTTCGTGGATATGACTGTCTTACTTTCCCCATAGCCATATCTATAGAAGGAAACTAACTATGGCTTTCGCATCTGTTTCGGGTTACGGTAACCTGCCTAATGGCGTGTTCTCGCCCGTCATCTACTCCAAGCAAGTCCAGCTTGCATTCCGCAAGTCGGCTGTTGCTAATGCAATCACCAACAACGACTACTTTGGTGAAATTGCAAACCAAGGCGATACTGTTCGTATCATGAAAGAGCCTGAAGTGACTGTCAACGAGTACGCTCGTGGTAAGACTGTTGCTACGCAGGACTTGATCGACACGGACTATCAGCTTGTTGTTGACAAAGCTAACTACTTTGCATTCAAGCTGGACGATATCGAAGAGGCTCACAGCCACATCGACTTCATGAACTTGGCAACCAACCGTGCTGCTTACCGTCTGGCTGACCAGATGGACAAAGAAGTTCTCGGCTACCTTGCTGGTTACAAGCTGACCCCGGCAACTGCTGGTGCTCCGCTTGAAGGTGAAGTTGCTGATACGGTTAACGACGTTGTGTCGGGCACCAAGGCAAATGCTTCGGCTGGTACGGACGAACTGCTTGCTGTTAACAAGCTTGATAAGGGTGACTTCTCGAACATCACCACTTCGGGTGCAGGCAACCATTCGATCCCCGTCGCTCCTCGTCTGACTGGTGCTACTTCTGTTTCGACCACGACTGCTACCCCGCTGCAAATCATTGCACGTATGGGTCGCCTTCTGGACGTTCAGAATGTTGACACCCGTGGTCGCTGGATTGTTCTTGACCCCATCTTCATCGAAATGCTGAAGGACGAAGATTCTCGTGTCCTGAATGCTGACTTCGGTGGTTCGGGCCTCATGAACGGCCTCGTGTTGAACAACCTGCATGGCTTCCGTGTGTACGTCTCCAACAACCTGCCTTCGGTTGGTACTGGTGCTGGCACTGCGGGTACTGCAAACCAGAACACCAACTATGGTGTTATCGTTGCAGGTCATGACTCGGCTGTTGCAACTGCTGAGCAGATCAACAAGGTTGAATCGTATCGTGACCCCGATTCGTTTGCTGACATCGTGCGTGGTATGCACCTGTACGGTCGCAAGATTCTGCGCCCCGAAGCTCTTGTCAGCGCAAAATTCAACGTGGCCTAATAGCTACACAGTTAGGGGCTGGCTTCGTGCTGGCCCCTTTCCTGCATTCATATGAACCTAGTTAGCCAAACATATAAG